TGAGAGATCCCAAGTTTAGAAAGAATTAAATTATTTAATTGCCCAACCATACTTTAAGTCATATAAAATATTACGTTTATGCATTGTAACACCTTTTTCACGTTCAGTAAGGTCATAGTAATACTCTGGAAGTTTGTCCATGTTGTAAACAGTTCGGTAGTTATCCCAGACAAGTTTAAAAAACAAATCATAACCATTTGTTACATTTGATAAAATCGAAACAGCTTTACTTAAGACTCTCAGGTTATTAGGTATAACATCTTCAGAGATAAATCGACCACTAATGGTCATCTTACGAAGTAAAAGATCTGTAGACGATGCGTATTTACAATTGTTGTCGAAGAAATAACCAAGATAGAATATTAGATCGCCAGGTTTAAATAATTGGCAAGCTTCAGGTTTAATGATAGCACCAAAACAAAAATTTAAATCTTTGATTAGCCTTTGAACGTCAACCGTAGTTGTATTAAAAGCTATAATAGTATCATCACCTTTAAACTTTTTGAAAACTTTACCAGGTTTAACACCTTGAAGGTAAAGACAATATTCTACCATAATCGCATTTAGAAGGGTACCTAGAAAATTAGTAAAAACACTACCGCTTAGAATACCTGCTTTCTTAAAATAGAAGTCGGGTTGGCCGTCCTTGCTAGTAATAATAACAGAGTTAGCATGTAGAGTAACGATTTCATCAAAGATAGCAGATTGCCACCAGTTCAGAGCGAATAAGCTTTTGATAGTCCTTAGACCCCATACGATTAACTTCTGAGAAATAGTAGAATCAAATTGAGAATAATCGATACCTACAGTAGTATCATACTTTTGACAATGATTCCAAATTGCATTCATTTCAGGATAATCAGCATGAAACGAATAAACGTTATTGATAATCCTAACATGTTCGAATGAACGATAGAAGTCAAGGATAGGCTTCATAAACATCATTTCGAAAGCATTTGTTAACATCGGAAAAATAATAAAAATGCGAAATTTAGTACCAGATTCACGTTCCTGAGTTCTCCACGATTCATAACATACGTTTAGTTCAGAAATTAGATTAAATTGACCCTTTTCAACAATTTCATTCATTTGAAGAATGGTTTGATGTCTTAGATCGCCTTTAGGACGATAGAAGTCAGGGTACCCACTGCTGGTGTTAGTGGGAAGAGAGTTGACAGCATCTATAACAGTAGATGCTTGAAATTGGCCTAGTGATAGACCCATGCCATGTAATGCACGTTGAGTGGCTATCTCTAGAATATCGAAGTTCACATTAAATGTGCCTTCA